CCACCGGCCGAGTACTCGTCGAACAGCTGATCGAACAGATTGTAGGGCACCAGGTTACGCGCATTATATGACGTCTGCATGAGCCCTGATTCGGCCGTCTCGCTGGTGACATTGTCGCTGCTCATGTCCCTGCCTTCGCAGTGGCGGCCAGATGATTCCCTCATTCCCTGGCCCAAGAGCAGCGCGAAGAAGTGCCGCAGCGTATCGGGCCCGCTCGACTCGTTGTTCATACCGAGCTTCTCGAAGTCATCTTTATAGACCTGGAGCACATCGTCTTCGTTGTCGCCGTCGCGGCGCTTTGCCATCTCCATCGCAGGTCCATGATCAGCGAGAAGTTTGCGGTAGACGTTAGCGAAAGACAAGGCAAAGCCTTTGATGTAACCGGGAGGTGCCATCCCGCGCTCCTCCCAATTGTACTGGGCGATGTCAGAGTTCATCGCGATCTCGCATATCTGCGCAATGTCTCGATCGCTCAGTGGCTCAGGCAGACCTGGCGGCACATAGGCCGGCGCGTCGGTCTCCAACGCGTCCCACGTCTGCGGACCCACAATACCATCATCATCTAAATTACGACTGCGCTGATACGTGCGCACGGCTTCATCCGTCATCGAGCCAAAGTCCCCATCCGGCTCGAGCCCGGCGTCGCTGTCGCTGTTGAGCTGCTCCTGCAGATAGACAACATCGGGCCCGTCGTCGCCTTTGCTCAGCGTTGGACGATCTTCTGGAGGACGCTGCGTCGGCGGCAGCTCAGGCCGCGGCGGGATGATGTCCGCCTCGTCACCCGTCAGCGCCTCAGCGATGGCCACCACGATGTCATTGAACTTGTTAACCAGCTTTTCGCAATCGCCTGTGTGGTCACAAAATCCCAGTTCGATGAGCACAGCCGGCTCTTCTGTGGAGTTCAAAAATTTCAAATCCGACCGATAGACAGCGCCCTGGTCACCGCGCAGTGTGAGGCCGCTCACTTTACTGATCGCCTGCGCGATCTTTTGCGCCAGTGTCTTTTGCGTCTTGTACAAAACCTCTACGCCGTGAGCGCTGTGATCGTAACAGTTCAGATGGACGCTAATGTCGACGTCGCGGTCTTCGCGGTTGTGAGCGTTAACGATTGTCGTCAAGTTGGTGCTGACATCGTAGCTGGTGTTGTCATGGAAGGTCACGACATCGCAGCCCATGTCTTCGAGCACCTCGCCGAGCGCGTCAGTCACCTTTCGCGCGTGATCGACTTCGTCCAGCTGTGGAGGCACTGGGTTGCCGCGGGCCCCTCTGATGTGCAAGCCATGGCCACTGGATACGACGTAGCTGGGCATTTGGGTTTCTCCGACGTAGTGCTGCCGCTGCCTGGTCATAAGACCTCAGCATAGCGGCGCGGATTTCCTGACAGTGCTTGCAGCTCACTTCTTCAATCTTCGTTCAAGTGTCTCAACGCGCTTTTGCAACGTGACCACGAGATCGAGCAGCTCTTTGACACCCTGCAGCGCAACAACGCCAACTTGGCTATAGTAGATTGCCAGCTTGCCATCGCATTGCAGGACTAGCTCAGGAAAATCTTCGGCAATCTCTTGCGCAATAATCCCGACTTGTCGTTTCGGTGTAATGTCGATTTTCGCCGCATCTTTTTCCTTTTTCAGGATCGGGTCGAAGGCGATAGCGCGGAAATTTTTCAAACGATCGAGCGCTTGATAATTTTCGATGTTCTTTTTCAATCTGATGTCGGAATAAGCCGCCCAGGCTGTCGATCCCGGAGAAAGCAAAACACCAGCGGCACTGTAGTTGTCGATGATCAGCTCAGCGCCGCCAGTGTTGTTGGCCCATGCGCGCCAGTAAAAGCCGACACCCGGCACCGACCAAGTGAACATTGGAGCGCCAGTGCCAGACGCGATGACTTGGTTGGTGCCACTGAGAGTGCCGGCGAACTGTCCCTGACCAGCCGTCATATTGCTTTGAATAGTAACAGCGCCTTGAAGAAGAGAAGTGCCGGTGCAAGTCAGAGCACCAAAGCTCGCGCCGCCACTCGGCACGCTGAGTCCCGTGCCTCCCGCATTGATAGTGACCGAGCCGGCGAATGTCGCGCCTGCGCCGAAGACGCACGCACCAGCAATGCTCGCACCGCCGCCAGGAATATTAAGCGAATACCCACCGCCGTTGATGGTCAGGCCAGCAGAAGTCGAAATGGACCCGCCGAACGCGCCACTGCCCTGGCAAAAAAAGTTGCCGGCAGTGATATTGATCGCGTATCCGGCCGCGTAGCCGATGCTGATAGGGCCAGTCAATGTTCCGCCAGTGAGCGGCAGGAACGAGCCCGTTATGTAACCTTGCGATTTGACGAATGCGGTCGTGGCGATGTTTGTAGAATTATCAGGCGTCGATGGTGTTGGTGCTTTCGGAGTTCCTGTGAACGTCGGCGAGACGAGAATGCCCTGCACGAATGCAGTCGTCGCGCTTTTGGTGCTGCTATCGCCGGCTGTCGGCGTCGGATGCGTCGGCGGCTGAGAAAACGCGGCGATGCTGCTTGCGCGCGCGATGGCTAAGGGCGTGTCGAGGACGGTGCCGCCATCGGTGAAGCTCTGCAGCGAGAAATCGGCACCAGCGTTGCTACCTGTCTCGTTATTAAGTGCATACCACCATTTCCACCGCGCTGCCCCCGCGGTGTTGTTGAATATTTCCAGCACCGCGCCCTGGCCGGTGACGAAGCCTAGCCGTTCGATCGCCAAGCCAGACGGCGGCGAGATGTTGAATTGCGGAGACCCAGAGGCGTAGGCGACTGACAGCTGCCCCGTCATCGAGACGCCACCAGCGATCGGCAGAGCACCGAGCTGCGTGAGCGCACCGGCTGCGGTGGTCGCATTGGTGCCGCCGTTGGCGATTGCGACGGGGACTGTTAATCCGACTGTGTCGGCCGCAACCGTGATGCCTGGCCCAGCTCCGACGTCGAAAGTCCTGTTTGCCGAGAGATCGCCGCCACCAGTGAGGCCTGCGCCGGCCGTTAAAGTCAGTGTATGTACGACATCACCAGAGCCGGACCCTGATGCACCAGGCGGGCCTTGAATGCCCTGAATGCCCTGAATGCCCTGCGGGCCCTTGATATTGGCGACGATCGTGTAGACGCCGCTGGCGCGCTGGTAGACGTTCCCAGTCGCGTCGTCGAGGTAGTAGTCGAGGTCAGCGCCTAGGCTGTTCGCTGGCGCACCTGTGCCGTTTCGCCAGGCGATGACAGTTCCCATTGGGCCAGTTGGGCCCACAGGACCAGTGGGGCCCTGCGGGCCGATCGCGCCGCCGATATTGGCCTGGACGGCGTAAGCTCCTGACGCCCGAACCCAGACGTTATTCGTCACATCATCGAGGTAGTAGTCGCCATCTGCGCCAAGGGAATTTGCTGGAGCCCCGCTGCCTGTGTGCCATTGTGAGCCGGGTTGCCCAGGAGGCCCCACAGGTCCTATAGGCCCGCCGCTGGGACCTACGGGCCCAACAGGACCTGTTTGGCCCTGGACGCCAGGCTGGCCGGCGACGTTGATCTGCCAGTTCGAATAGTTCCCCGTGCCAGACTGTAAATCGCCGTCGAGGACCATAGTCTCGCCGTCCCAACTGACGACGATCCCCTCAAGCCAGACGTTCGTGTAGCCGACTGCGGTGGCGCGGATGCGTGTGCCAGGGAAGAACGACCGATTGTATTCGTTGATGACGAAAGTTTTATTGAGCACCGTGTCGATGCCGACGTTCGAATTCGACGTGCCCGCGACGAGAGGGCCAGCGGCTGCATATGGCGCAGCCACAACCGTCGTGATCGGCTGTTGCGTCACCACACCGTCGAGAGGAACAACAGGTGGGTTTCGCTCTTGTTGGACGCTGATGATTGTCATGGGTATGTGACCACGATGCGCTTGTTAACGGGCTGCTTGGTGATGCCTTCTAATATCTCAAGTGCGATCTGGATTGTCGTGCGCGTATAGATGCCATCGGTGCCGACAATGTCACCGACATAAGTTCCAGCAGGATGGTCCTTCATTTCCGCGAGCGGCACCTGGATAATGAGAAAACCAAAATCAGGTGCGTCGCCAATCTTCAGCGTCCCGTTCTCAGTCGATGCGCCAAAGATGACCTCGACGTCTGCGGCGTCACGTCGAATTTCCATACTGAAGCTAATGCCGCGGAGATCGAGCTGCTCCCAAAGACTCGAATCGGTTGTTCCGTCGGCGGGATCGACGACGTACTTAATCGAGTCAACCCAGTCCTCGTTATTGCCCGTCTGGACACCGACTGAGACGAGCGGAAGCGCCAGAACATTCGACATTGCTTGCTAGGCCTTCTTTACTAGCCGCTGCGGCCATGCCTTATCGTTTGACGGATCACGCGGCAGTGCCTTGCTGTGCTCGTTGGCTTTGGCTCGAACTGCACCAACATATTTCCATTTCTCGTCAAGCGCCTGCTTGTGCTGCCGCACATCCGCCGGCCATTTCGACATATCCGGCCCGTGAGAAACGATCGCCTCGATAAGATCATGCAGGCTTTGGACCTGATCAGCGAGCGAGAATGCATCCTCGATCCGCCGCTTAGCCTCAGCCGCGACTGGTGACGACCCGACACGCTCGCGCCAGTTCGCCGCAAGGCGCAGCGGTTCGCCACGGGTTCGCTCGACGAGTCCGTCCGGCACAGATACGACGGATATGCCGCTGCCATGAGCATCGTCTGCAATGTTAGAATCGTCAGGATACATCCCGATGACGATCGGCTTCTCGCTTGCGATCTCGTCGGATCGAATGAAGACCTTCATGGATTAATCCTCAGGTTGGTGGCACGTACCAGTCCGGCGGAGTTATAGGTTTCTGTGACGGCAACCATTCCGACATCGCCTTCATGCAAAGCGACATGTTTATCGAAATCGTCGCCATCTCGAGTCCGCAGTTGGCGATTTCCTCATCGTCGCTGTTTCCGATTGCGGTCTGCAGATCACTCGACTCGTCGGTGAGCAGTGTCGAGTAGTAGAGAATCTGTGTGTCGTCAGGCGAGATGCCCGTCACCGCAGTGTTGCTGATATTGGCGCTGATGTCCGACGCAGTCTGAGCGATTGCGTCGGAAGCGGAGGAGATACCAGCCGAGTCGCTGTTTCCGATCGCGGTCTGCAGATCGGCAACTTGCTGCGCGAGCTGATCGACCAGGTCCTGAAGTGCCTGCGAATAAATCGCCATGATCTTTATCCGTAGTTGACCGAGATGGCGTTGAGATTGCCAACAGTGCCTGCTGCCGGGGACATCGTTCCGACACTGCAAAGGAATTGTTTGCCGACACCAGCGTTGAACGACATCATGTCGACGACGGCATTGGAGCCGATCGTTGCACGGACTGCGTCGAGCGTACCGGAGTCGCAAACGGTCCCATAAGAGCCGTTGTGGGAAGCTGTAAAACCGTAGGGCAGTGTTCCGTATTGGCCGCCGGATGGGCTGCCGGCATCGGTCGCGCCGGTAACGGCTGCGCCGCCATGCGCGCATTCAAGCCCGCTCGCGACGTTCCCATACGAGCCGCCTCCAGTCACGGAGATCGCCCCGCCATAAGCGGCGGCGAAGCCTCTCGATCCGCAGGCGCACGCGTGACAGTTGATCGCGGTCATAGAGCCACCGCCGGCTGTGCATTCGAACCCGACGTCTGAACTCCCCCAAACGCAACAGTAAGCAAGCGAGCAGTTCGACGCGCCAACAGCAAACCCAGCCTGCCCGTAGGCAACAATGTTCGGCCCGACAATGAGAATGTTGGTAAAGGTGATATTTCCAGGGCCAACATGTCTGACCGCGACCATTGGCGTTCCCGGCAGCTGAATCTGAGTGCCGTAGATACGCTGCAACATACCGAGATTTGCAGCTGCATCGTTCGCGCGCGCAGCAGGTGAATTCCCACTCCGCTGAAAGTTCGCCGTCGTCGGTGGCGATTGGCCGGCCTTCAATGTTCCAACGACCGCGATGCGATCGGCGTCAGCGTGATAGGTCGCAAGGATCGAATATGCGAATGCTCCTGGCGCAGGCCCGAAGGTAACGGGCGCGAGCTGAATACTAACAAATCCACTCGTTGATATTCTCTTGCGACCAAGCGCAACAAAGAGCTGATCGAATTTCGTCACTGTGTCGATGTTGTAGAACCAGACAGATTGCGTGATCGTCGTGTTCGGATAAATCCAAAATGCCGTTCCGTCATAGATCATGACGACGGTGTCGTTGGCCTGAATGTCTCCGGGAAGCAGCGGCCAGTTCGGCGAACCACCTTGCGCATAGATCGGCTTGGAACCGAGGCCATTAACGTTGATGTTGGAGAATGAATTGTTGGTGTTGGCGATTTTGACCATAATGATCAGACCGGCCGCGAGCGCTGTGATCGCCGGAGAAAAATTTGCAATCACCAGATTCACGGTCGTCGACGTGTCGACGCAATAGGGAATCTGCTGGATGATTGGCGAGACCGGGCCGCCGGCCGTGCCAAAATTGAGCATTTGAAAAACGGTGCCGTCGTAGCACAACGCAGCGAGGCCGCCGCCGGGGAGATCGCCAGCAGCCATTTCCGCGCCATTGGGTCGACGGATCGGTACTCGCCCTGCGCCCGCGTCAATGGTCGAGGGTCCGGTATTTGTGTTGCGGACTTTGACGTGGATCGGCAGACCGATCGTGTACACCGTAAGTGGAGGATCGAACGCAACCGACAGTGTATTCACGCTGCCCGTATCCTCGCAGTAGTTCATTCTCTGCGAGCGAACAGCTTTGCTGACCTGCTCCAAGTCCCCGCTGTCTGGCACAAGTTTGCTGTAATCGATAACGGCAACCAGCTCTCGCATCGGATGCTCGAAGGCCTCTGCCGGCGGGATCGAGCCCATGCGCGCGATCGACGGGTCGCCATTGATGTAAGGGGCCTCAGGATCGGAGATGCCGTATGGCTGCACGTACTTCATAGTCTAACCCTCCTCACGGTGTTCCTTGCATTGGCCCGCCATAGGCGATGGAGCTGAAGTCAGGTATCAAATCCGTATGCGCAGGCTTCCAGCGCTGCAGCAGACAAACCGCCTCTTCAGGAATTTGGAATTCCAGGTGATGCTCAACACCTGCTTGACCTGAACCGGCGCGGAACCAGTTCAAGCCAACCTGACCAACCTGCACCGTCCAGTAAAAACGCTGCTCAGCTGGTCCGATGTACCAACGGAAGTGTTTGCCTGCCTCCGCATCCTCGCGCGAGCGCGTGTCTCCGACTTGAGAAATTCCGCACATAAAAGGTGCGAACTCTTGTATCTCGATTGTGTAGCCAAGCCATGCCATCAAATCGGTAAAGTACTTACGCGACTGGCCTCCCATCCAAGTCATCCAGAGGACTAGGATGCGACGGCGCTGCTCAAGTGTTTGCGGCGAAGCAAAGCACGGATCAGGTAAACCCCACGCTCTCTCCCAATCAGATATCAGTTCTATCGTTTTACGCGGGTCGCTTTCGATCTCCAGTAGGTCTGCAGCTCGACCGTCGACGTAACCGTAATACTGTGCGAGCCCATCGCACGTCATTGAGAGCGTGCTGTCAGGCTCACGCGGCCACGCCTGGCCCACGGGGAGGAGGGAGAGGAGGGCCTGCGTGTAATCGTCACCGGAGCGGCGCAGATGCCGATCACGAGGAGGGGTCTGGCTAACCATGTGGAATGAAACCTGTGCCGTAGACGATGTCACCTAACACGGCCATGTGGCCGGGAGATTGCATCACGTCGTCGAGTGCTGTCGCCATCGCGAACGAGACAACGTCCGGCGTCGATGAGATCGCCGCGTACTTCCAAGCTGCGTAAATCGTCTGACCAGGCTTCGCGTACTGCAGAAGCATGGCGCGCATATTGGCCTCGATCGCAGCGCGTACTTCCGGCGTGTCTGGATTGAGATCGTTGATGTAGGCTTCGATGCGTTGTTTGATCGGGCTGAGCACCCAGAAGTCTTTCACAGCCACTGGGCGCACGGTGTCGAGATAACCTTCGACCGCATTGAGGTCTTGCTGTATGGGAAAGCCGTCATTGTCAGCGCGTAGATCATCGAACATCACGCGCACAGAAACAGTCCCAATTCCCATTTCAAGAGGATAACACCAAGCTCTGGTGCATCCAGGAACCGCAAGCGACCAGCGAACATAGTCGTGTAATGCTCCGCCTTGTGGGGGCTGACGAATGCGCTGCAGAACGCGCACGCGCAGATCGTCGTCGTTCTCTGTATCAACTCCGCCCGTTATATCGACGGCGATTGCTTGCACACCAGTAGGCGTGTCCAGAGACAGAGAAGCACCTGCTGCAACATTGCCGTTGACGCCTGGGTCGAGCGCGCGCACTTCACCAGGCACCGCCGTGCCGGCGAGACCCGTGATTAACTGATCAAGAGTTTCGTACTCGACAAGTGTACCACTCGCACCGCTTGAGAGCCGCGTACCTGCTGGAATGATAATTCCTGAAGCTTCGCCGATGAAGTTCACTGTCCCCTGAGCGAACGTCGCCATCTTGCGGCCGGTCGTACCGTCGCTGTTAGTTAGCCAGATGTCTCCATGCCTCCCAAGCCAAATGTCCTCAGCTGTGTCGGGTAACAATTGTAAAGCCAGCCAGTCTATGTACTGGAGCGTAAGGTGACAGAGCGCACCTTGCGAGTCGGTCATGACGCGCAAGACACTATTGGGGATGGACGCGTCTGCACCAGGCAGAGACGCGCGCACGTGATCGCGCACGAAGCTGCGCACGTCACGCAGCGTAGGCGTAAACCAGGGCATGGTGAATTTAGCCGTGTTAGTTAGAGAGGACTCTCTGGAGTGCCGATATCGTAAGCAGTGACCGCCTCGCCAACGACGCCGCCCCAGAGGACTTGATAGCGCAGTTCTATTTCTAGTGAAGGCCCGCGGAAGATGCGCACGAGCGCATCGATCCTTTCTCTACCAATCCTCGTTGCCTCGACCTGCATGCTTGAAGCGATGCGTCGATCGATAAAGGGTTGGATTGCCTCGCGGATGTACTGCTCGACGCGCACAGTCGTGGCACCGCGCAGCGCGCCTGGCCCGGTGATCTTCTCCCTTTGAAGTAGCCAGAGCCGAGAACCTATCGGCCATCCATCATGGAGGATGTCAGCATCGAGATCGCCCCACCAACCCCGGCGATCGGTGCTATCAGGATCAGGTAGGAGATCGCTCGTGTCTGCCAAGCGATCGGTGCCGAGCGCAACAATGATCGCCGTCGCCAGCGCTTCAGTGGTATCGAGCGTGCCGTCAGCGAGCAGCAACCAATCGACCTGGACACTAGGCACACCTCTTCCAGGAAAAAGCGTGTTCTGAACTAGTCTGATGTCAGTCATTAGTAGTACTCTTCGATGAAGATCGCGCCGCTCTGGCCTGTAGCACCAGCGCTGAAATTTGCGTTTGCTGCTTGACCGTTTCCACCAGCACCGACGGAGTAGCTGTAGCTGCCAGCGGCCATCCAATACTCGCCGTATCCGCCGGCACCGCCGCCGCCGCCAGTCGTCGTTGTCGTGTTCGCGTTCGGTGCGCCACCAGCGCCGCCAGCGCCATAGCCAGTCCCTGGTCCACCTGCAGTGTTATAATTTCCACTGCCACCTGTGCCCAATGGACAACTAGCGCCATCACCACCGACACCGGCAAATTGCGCAGCGATGCTGAGCTGACCATTTCGACCAGTACCGCCAGGAATAGAAACGTCAGGAACGACACCCGTCGGCCCGCCGCCAGCACCGCCCGCTCCGGTAGTCCCACCACCGCCGCCGGTAACGGTTGCGCTTCCGAATACGGTCGAGGTGCCGTTAGCGCCAGCTGTATAAGAACCGCCGCCACCTCCGCCGCCAACCATCCTAACTTTGATGCGTCGACATCCAGCTGGACTAGTGTAGGTGCCTGAGCCGCTCGTGTACTTCGTGAACGTCGGATACGAGGCCGGTGTCTTCCACGAGGTGTCGTAGTCGGTCGAGGAGTTCTTCTGCAGGAATTGGCCGGTGCTGCCGCCAGTTGGTACGCCTGGTCCAGTCGCCCCAGTGGGCCCTGCAGGGCCAACCCCGATCGTCGTGCCCCAGAAGAATGTGAAGCCGGCACCGCTGGTCAAGCTCCAGGTTGTCGCTGCCGCGCCGAACGCCCAAGCCTCGTAGTAGTCCGTCCCGCTGGCGTTATCTAGTACGTCGACAGAAGCTCCTGCCGTGCCGCCGCTGCTTGCGACGACGAACCCCCGCTTGAACTCGCTGCCGTTCTTGTAGATTGCGACGTAGTGTATCGAGCTGGCTGTCAGACCGCTGGCATTGGTCTGGATGAGGATTTCGACCTGACCTGCCGCTGGTGTCCAGCGGTAGTTGGTGGTGTTGTCGAAGTGGCCGCCTTGATCAAACGCCTTGGTGTTGAACTGTATTTTTGTCCAGGTGTTGGCCGCGATTCCTGTTTGGTCTGTCGATCGATACGCTTGGAAGTTGTCGCCCGCCACGCCAGCGGAGGGTGGGGCTGCCCAAGTCCCGTCAGCGCGCAAAAAGTTTGCCGTGCCGCCGCCAGAGGCAGGAACGAGACCCTTAAGCGCGCTCGTGAAGAGGTTGAGCAGCGCAGTTAGCGCCGTCATCCCACCGCCAACTGGAATAATGCTCGTGGCGTTTCCGCTACTATCTCCTTTCCCGTAGTAGAGCGTGTCGTCTTGCTCGTTGTAAGCAAGCTCAGCATTCTTCAGCGCAGACGGCGCACCCGCCGCGCCTCCAGCCAGACGCCGTCTGATGCGAAGAGTATCGGCCACCTAAAAAGTCCCACCATCAAGGGTAATTCCATCGATCGTGCCGCCCGTGATTGCAACGGCGCTGGCATTCTGCACAGCCATCGTGCCGAGCCCGGTGATGTCGGTGTTTGGAATCGTCGCCGATGCAGTCATCGCGCTCGTGCCATTGCCCTTGACATAGCCGGTGAGCGTCGTTGCGCCTGTGCCGCCGTAGGCGACTGCGATCGTCGCGCCGTTCCAGGTCCCGGTTGCGATCGTGCCGAGAGTGGTGATCGAAGTCTGGCCGACGTAGGCCGTAGAAATGTCAATACTGTCGGCGGCGACACTGATGCGGCCAGCTGTGCCGACGGCGTCGATCGTGTTGCCGGTTTTGGTGAGGCCAGCACCCGCGGTGATCTGCCCCGCCCCAGAGAACTGAACCCAGGTGACCGCAGTCGTGTTCAGCGTGCCGCCTGGGTCGCTGGTGCAGACCCATCCGCTATCGGCGTTGACCGCTCCCGACTCGACGAAAGTGAAGGCTGAAGGAACTTCAGCCCAGCTATCCATATCCGTAGCGCGCGCCCAAGCACCAGCACTAACGACGTAGATGCCGTTTGCCGATTGCGTCGTCTGGTCTTTGACCAGAACGCGATCTCCAGTGCCGAGCGAGATCGTGTCGATGCTCTGCGGGCCGGACAAGCTGGCGAGATTGGCGGTAGTCGCGGCGCGCACCGACGGCTTGGCGTCGAGGCCTTGCGCCGTCAGGTCGACGTAGTTCTTCGTAGCTGCGTCCTGCGCACTCGTCGGGTCGAGCAGGTTTGTAATCTTGTGACTATTCCAAGTCACGTCGACGTTCGGCGCAACGAACTGGTCGATGCGCGTCGACATGACGTACTGCGTCGTCGCCAGCTGAGTGGTGTTCGTACCGTTCGCTGCCGTCGGGCCTGCCGGCGTGCCGGTGAATGTCGGCGATGCGATAGGCGCACCGCCGACGCCCGTCACGTCAGCTAATGTCAGTGTGACCGCGCCCGTGCGCGTATTCCAGCTTGAGACCCCCGAGGTCGAGGCTGCAACGGCCGCGGTGACGAAGGCCGTCGTTGCAATCGAGGTATCGTTGTCGCCAGGCGAAGGCGTCGGTGCTTTCGGGTCGCCGGTAAACGTCGGCGATGCCAGCTGCGCGAACGCCCCGTAGCCGCCGACTGGAACGACAGTCGTCGCTGAGCCGCCAGCGCCGCCAGTCCCCTCGCCGATGTAGAGGATGTGATCGTTTTCGTTATAGGCCAGTTCGGCGTTCGCCAATGACGCAGGCGCACCTACGCTGCCAGGACTCGCGCGCCGTTTGGTGCGAATGGTGTCAGCCATGACTCAGAAATTTCCTCCGTCGAGCACGTCTCCGCTCTTCGCCAGCGCGGGATTCCACGCCGCATTTTGCCGGCCATAAGTGACGCCGTCTGATGGCGCTTCAGGAACGCCTGAAGTTACAATCGGTGTGCCAGCTAATGTGACGCCACCGCCCACTGGAGGCTCATCAGGAACATATCCAGGAGGCAGCGGAATAACCGGCCAACCCGTCGTCACATCGTAAGCGATCACGCTGGCGATTGATGTCAACGCATTCACCTCATCGGTCTTGTTGACCTTCACTGTCAGCAGCGATGTTCTGCGGTTGGTGATGAGAAGCATGATGTTGTTCATCTCACCGCCAGAGAGATTGACCGGAGTGTTATGACCGATCGGTGTCCACGGTATCGTCATCCCTGCAGGACCACCAATCCCGACCGATGGCGCGCCGATGTGATTTGGTCCGGTAAAGCTAAGATCGACTGCAGTGAACGTGTAACCGTTGTCGGCGACGTAGCTCAAAACATATGAGTTGTTTCCAATCACGCTCAGCGTGTACGGGTTCGTACCGAAATGAGTAAAACCAGCGTCTGTATTACTGAAGGCTCCAGGCAAGCCGGGGGCAGCAACACTAGTCCCCGACGTTCCCAGAGCAGACGTCAGCAGATAGCTGTTCATCCGCCCCACGATCGCGGTGTTGACAAAACTCGTTAAGTAATTTGCCTCGTCGACGACTCCTGAGTTGGCGCTTCCGAATATGGCGTTGATAGACGAGAACGCGTTGTTGCCAGCATCGACGATGTCAGAATTGATCTCTGCAAATATGTTGTTGATCTGCGCCATCGCGTTGTTACCAGGAGCGACGACGTTCGTGTTGATCTCTCCATACACATTGGCCAGTGCGTTGTTGCCGTTCGTAACGATGCCCGAGTTGATCTCACTCACAAGGGAATTGAGCACCGACGTGATGTAGGTGTTGACGCGATCGACGATCGACGAATTGATGTCGGCGGCCATAGCCGCATAGTTAGCGTTGAGCTGCGACACAAGTGAGTCTGATTGTGTTGTATCGCCAACTACGCCAGTGAGATGCGGCAACATCGCAATCGCCATGTGGCCGGCTGCGCTATCAGTCCCTTCCCACCAGAAGTCGCCGGCAGTGACTATGTAATGGACCGGAAACTGTCGCTTCGTGTTGAACAACGTCGTGATCAGATCGATTTGAATCTTCTTCGCCTGATCGAGAGTTAGGTTTGGGGCCTTCGTCAAAAACTGTTGAAATAGTGACGTCCATGGCGTGATATCAATAAAGATTTCACGCATCCCATTTCCGATACCCTCATAGATCGGCGAGGGAGTGCCGTTAGTCCCATCTCCGCGTTCAATCTCTCCCCGATTTTCTCGCCACATCACCAGAAACATATCTGGCGTGACCGCCGGACAGAGAGAAAAATCCATCCCGGTGACAAGCTGATTGTCCACCGCCATCGCAGCGTTGGGCGTCTGTATCCACCATTGCATTAGCGATCCTTGCAGAGCCCGTCGCGCTTAACAATGATCGGCATGTCGCTGAAGCAGCCACCGGCAACCCAGATGTGGACGTTCGCCCCCATGATGTGCGAGTGACCATCGGTCGATTGGCAAGAGTTAGCCGAGCCATAGAACACGGTGCTGTCGCTGCCGGCGCGCTGACGCGAGTTGGCGTCGCCGTGTGTGCATTGCGTGTCCTTCTTGTTCTGCTCGATCCAAATGGTCGAGTCTTCTTTGTGCAGCGTCTTCTGGCCAGTCGCTTGACCAGTCGCTCCGCCACCACCACCACCGTCTCCGCCACCGCCGCCGCCGTTGCCGCCGCCGCTGTCATACGGCGTGATGCTTGGCCCTCTCTCCCCCTTTTCAATGTTGTAATTGCTGCGGGCGATCACATCATCAGGCGATAGCTGCTCGATCTCGAACTCAACGCCTGAGCCGGTTTGGAATTTGAGCGGCAGCAGTAGATCAGGGAGACCTTCCTCCCTCCTACTTAAAACCCCTCCACCATAGATGTGTCGACCAGTTGCTGCGGCAGCTGCAGCGGCACCACCACCACTGCCGCCGCTGCCGCTGCCTTGCTGCTGTGTCTTTCCATTCTGATTTTCGACCAAAGCAAAGCGATGCTTCTTCTCGATGTTTCCGGTGAGATACTGCCCGGTATCGGTGTTGAGAAACTGCTGGCCCCATTCCTTGAGGCCGAACATTGCGCTCGAACCTTTGGCAGCATCTTCGGCAAGGTTCTTAAGTCTATGTCTTCGATCGTCCATGACCCCGCAGACTGGGAATGATCGATTGCCACCGATGAAGTTCATAAAACCTTCGGCGCATTTTCCCAGCGCTTTGCCAGCTCCTCCTAATGCATCGGCGACGACCGAGGTGAAGCCGTAGTTCTGCGGTGACTCTGGGCCCTTTGAAGCACCGTTCTTGGCTGGGCTGAAAGCCTCGCCCTTCATGCCCTGGCCGGTCATAGCCTGCATGAGCGGACTGTCGTTAATCTTATCAATAAGCGTGCGCCCTCCACCGCCGTCGTAGGCGCGGAATGACGTTGCTGCCCCAGTCTGACGATGGACCATCTATCTCTCCGAGTGCGGTTGCTGTTCCGGCGGCGTTGTCGCTGGAGCATCGGTAGGAGTGCTCTTCGCTGCGGGTTGCGGTGGTTGAATAATCTCGTGATTGTTTGGACCGATCTGAAAGTTGTTATCGTTCCAATTCCAGGGCGCGACGCATTTGAGCACAGTGAGCGAGCCGCCGCGGTTATCCTGCGTCCAGGTACACGCCTCGATCTTCATCAGCATGTCGAGCATCGCCATCGGCGATTTGACGTAGACGTCTTGGCCTACGTCCCAGCGCAGACCACTGAGAGGGTTGAACCAACCCTGCACTGTGATATTTGCCTCGACTATCTTCTCGTTAAAATCATATTCGTGATTGGCGCGAAGATCGGTCTCTTCCTTCGTCGCTGGATGTTCAATCGGCACCAGATGCGGGCTGTAGCACTTCGCAGTTCCTCCTCTTCTCGACTCAATCTGCGCAGCTGCGCCCATGTTAGTTTGATCATTTCCATCTCTATGCGCGCGAACGACATATTCAGAGTAAGGCTCCAGGTCCTTGATGATGGCCTGCATCTTGAGAATGTTTTCGCCTTCGAGCAGATCGGCAACGACCTCACCGTTGTGATCACCGATGAAGACAAAGTCTCCGTATGGATCACTAACGACCATCACGTTCTTGTCGCGACCAATGCGCTCAAGAAACTGAAAAATTGTTTCGCCTGGTGAAGGTCGCTGCGGCACCTCATAAGGCTTGCCAGAGATGCTTCCTATGACTTTGTACGTAGAGCAGGTGGGGGCGAGAACCTTGCCGGCGATAGCGAGAAAACTTCCTTCGAACTCGCTCTTCTCATCCAAGATACTTGCGCGCGCCGCGTACCAGCTGAGGCTTACACCTTGCAGAACGACCGTGTGGCTCTTGGCGTCGTAAGCAACTTGCCGAACAAGAATGACGCCAGACATCACAGGCTGACCGCCAAGCAAACACTCGAACTCATCACCAGGTGCAAACTGTGCCAGCGAGCGCCACGTCTTGCCGGCTACGCCTGTCACCGGATCAATCTGCGGCGTCCCCAACGTCTCATAGACTTCTTCCGTAGCGGTAAACCGAAACTGCGCCCACGGCTCACCGAGACTCCAATGTATCCAGACGTTCTCCCAGTCCTCGTAAATAAGTCCGTCGACAATAAGTGTTGCGATCTCTTCAGGCTTGGCACCTGGATAGATGGGTCGCCCTGAGGTGGGTATCCCAGCAAGATCACCAGAGACCGCGGTGATTGTCCGCCCTGGTTGGCGCGGTTGCTGAACGACCGCATCCACAGAGGGAGGGGTGGGGGTGTCAGTGCCGTTGGCCATCTAACCCGCCAGCGCCTGGCCCCATGGCAGCTCGAATGCCGGATGCACCACCTTGTTCTCGTTGCGCAGCTCGTCGGCTCGACCAGCATCGGCGTAGAGCTTGTAAGCCATCGTCAGTGTCGGCCACGAATGCGCGAAACGGAAATTCAGCATCTGCGGCAACGGACGCGTGCGCTCAGTCAGATAAGCGATCATCGTTGCATGCAGCGCGACCAGCCGGCGATAAGTCATCGAGTCCATCTGATCGCACATTTCTTCTTCGATCGGCTCGAAACTATTCTGGATCAGAACTCGAACCTTATCGACGTCCTGCTTACTCGAGAAAATCATGTCAGCGATGATGCGCGCTTCTTCTGACAGCGCCAGCATGATGCAGGCATCGCGCGCTACGACGGCACCGATCGACACTGCTATCTGTGCAGCTGCGGTGACCCTCACATTCTCCATCTGTGGAAGCGTCATCCCAGCCAGTCGAGCCTGCTCGAATGCATTCAGCAGCGGCGGGCCCAGTGTGTCGTTGAACAGCAGGGTTTGAATGTTCGCTTTGATATCGCCGACTGACATACGGACGTCAGAGCCTTCGCGTCCACGCGACGGCACCCATTCCAGTATTGTATTGAGCACAGCAGTCACGATGGGGGCTGCTTCGAGAACTTCGAATTTGTACATTACGACGAACTCGGAGGCGGTAGGAAGATTTGCGGATTAGCCCGCGGCAACATTGACGCTGCAGTGTGCGGGCGCGCCAGCAGCTCCAGCACACGCGCCTGCAGCTGCTTCGACTGATTGAGCATGTTCTGTAGCGAGTCTTCTAGAGGTCTGAACGGAGGCGCGCCCTGCTCGACAAACTGCATGTCGAAGACGACATAGCCACCGAACTTCTGCTCCTCAGTCATCCGATATTTTTGGCAGACGCAACGCACCGGCTTGTACGTCGGCAGCTGCAGCGTGCCGGCACCGCCGCGATCGAGCCGCTCCTGCAGAATGTCACGCGCGATGCGATAGTCGCGCAGATAGAGCGGCATGTTCTGATCGAGATCGCGCGGGTAGACGATGCAGTAGGCGCGGATCGTGAACTGCGTAGCGCTGCGACCCATATCTTCCGACCAGCATAGATCGCGCTTCGGGAATTCATGGGTAACAATTCTACGACCACCTTCCTGTGCGCCGCTCTCGACGTGGAACATGCAGTTGTCAAAGTGCGCCGGCAGCAGCTCATCGCGCCACTTCGTGCGCGAGATTTCTTTGATCGACGCGACGCGGCTCGCCCGCGTTATGCCAGGCATCGAAAGCTTAGCGCCTGGTACGGCGAGATCAGTACTCTTGGGTGGCGGCGCAGGCAGTGCTTTTGGCGTTGAGGCCTTTGGTGCCGGGTTCTTAAGATTAGGTGGCGGCAGCACCGGCAGAGGGACTGGGGTTGAGGCCTTAGGGACCTTCACGCTGCCCTGCGGCGGCGGGTTGACTGGCAACTTGACCGGCATCGAGGCTTTGTTAGGAGAAGCCTGCGTCGCCTGAGTTGGAGTGAAAGCTCTGGCAGGTATCTCAGCCGATGTTGCCGTGCTGGGGGCTGAGGCTCTGTCGACACCACTGTCCGCGACGCTTGCCCGCGTCGGAGTTGAGACTTTGTTGGCAGCTGTTGCGAAGCTTGCCTGCGTCGGAGCTATAGCTTTGTCTCTGGCAGGTAGACTCGCCGAAGTTGCCCCAACCGGAGTTGAAGCCTTATCCCTAGGAGGTAATGCAGCCGAAGTTGGCTGAGTAGGGGTTGATGCTCTTTTGATATTGGTCGCAGAGCTTGTCTCAATCGGAGTTGAGACTCTTTTGATGTTGGTCGCAGAGCTTGCGCGTACCGGAGTTGAGGCCTTGTCGACCATGTCTCACTCACTCTTCAGCATTTGCTTGAGCGCCGGTTGGCGATGCAGGCGTCATCTGCTCTTGCTTCGACACCTTCACCTCTTTCGCCAACGGCTCATCTCTTGTTGATGTCAGGCGCGGATCGTTTTTGACGTCTATTTTAACCGTGCCTGAGCCTTTGACATCGACGCTTTTATTAGGCGTCGAGTCGAGCTTGCGTGCATCAATTGCGGTGGGCTCATCGTCAGCTTTTGGAGCTTCTTTCCCCGCTCGCAGCGTCGTCCCTGGCACGACGATGTCATCATCTTTCTTCTTCAGGATGCTTGAGATGCCAGGAGGTGGTTGCTTGCTCGGTCGCTCGCTCTCCTGCCTCTTGAGCTTTTCGTACAACGACGTCGCCGGATTGTTGTATGGCGGCGTTATCGAGCTGGACGGTTGAACGTTCCCAGGCGGGTCAGCTACCTGCGTCGTCGCACCTGGCGCTGGGGTCTGCGCTGGCGGAGGCGGCGACGGGACCTGCTGCGCTGCGAGCTTGGCTTTAGCTTCTGCAATGATCCTGTCGCGTTCGGCGGGCGTGATGCGGTTGGCCGCAGCCAATCTGCGCACGCCTTCTAGCCAGTTCGTACCGCCCCAGCTGGTCGCAGAGCCTCCGCCGATATGCACGCTTCCAGTCCCCATATAACCGGGGCCATGACCGACACCAGTTGCGCCTGCTCGCACTGCAGCTGCGATGAAGGCTTTGATCTTCTCTCTGTCCTCAGGATTGTTGGAATTGAGAAGACGCTTGCCGTCGTACAGTCGCAAGTCAGCTGCTTGGCCCTTGCGCTCTGCGTTGATGTCGTGACGGTGTGAAGACCATTTGCCTGTCTTCGGATTAAACCACGGCTTGGTCTGTCCACCGGAAAAGACCTCACCGCGCACGCCTGTGACTGCAGATGCATATTCGAGCTGCGCCTTCAGCTCATCCGAGATCGGATACGGTCTATGCTGAGCCTCTTTACCCTGCACTTCACTAATAAGCGGTTGCGCAAGTTGCTGCCCAGGCGCTGACGAAGCAGGTTTCGCAGGAGCAGGTGCAGGTGTCGCCGCCGTCGCCGCAGGAGCAGGCGCTGGAGTCGCCGCAGGTGCAGGTGTCGCCGCAGGAGCAGGAGTCGCCGTCGTCGCAGGAGCTGGAGTCTGTGCAGCTGGCGGCGTCAACAATGTCTGCGGCGTTGTCGCTCCTGCATCAGCTGCCGGCGCTGGTGCTGGTGCCGGTGCCGGTGCGGGCGTGTCAGCAGGTGCGACGCGCGTAGCTGCCGCATCAGCTATCGCCTTTCGAGTGGCCGCATCGTTCCTTCCATAGTAGCGTTTGATGCCACCGATCGTGACCGCGCCGCCGGCATTGCTGTTTTTCTGCCAGCCTGGGTTCGAGTTTGCCTCTCGCGTTCCTGCTCGATACACAACCGTATCGTCCGGCATGTTCTGCCATTTCATAGCACTGGCAGCGTTGAACAGCCCTAGGTTCTTGATCTTCTCTCCGGTTGGGTCATTCTTCTTGGCCCACTTGGTGTAAGCATCTAACTGTTTGTGAAACGGCAGAGCAGCAAACTGCTTCTTCGTGAGCCCCATTTCCGCAAAGGCTTCGCTTGCACTTAACTGAAAATACCCCACGTATGAGCCGGTGATCGTAGACGGGTCTGAGCGAAAGCTCGACTCACCAGCAACAAGACTATAAAGCTGCGTCTTGGCATCCTTGACGTTTGGAAACGCTGCTTCGAAGCGCGCGATTGCGGCTTGCGCTTCTGGGTCTCTTTCCAATGCAGCGATCGAAGTTTTGCCAGTGGTGCCTGCCCCTCCAGCACCTGTAGGAGGTCTAGCTGTAGGACCTGCAGTCTGATTTGTAGCCGGCGCTGGAGCTGGAGCTGCGCCACCATCGCCGACGGGGCGACCAGCCGCTTCGCGCTCTTCCTTTGTCAGCGCACGTCCGCTTGGCCCACCAGCGAGGCCCGGCACACCGCCAGCGACACCGCCGCCAGTGCCACCGCCGAAGTCAGCGGGCCCAGTCTCGGTCGTGCCCCACGACGGCATCACTTGGCCATACGGGCCCGTCAGCGATGGTGTCTGCCCAGCCGGCGCATTGCCTGGGAAGCGTGGGTCGTAGCTAGTGCGCTGGTCTTGGCGAGCAGGGGGGTTAGCAGCAGGCGCAGGCGGATTCTGCTGGTCCTGTTGTGGCCGATTTCCATCGCCTCCACCATCACGAGTGCCTCCACCGCCGGTGCCGGTGCCAGTGCCACCTCCTACGCCTTGACCGCCACCAGGCCCTCTGCCGCCGAAGAGCGCAT